TGTTAGCTGTGATAGCTGACCAACGACCTTTAGAATAGTCGAATAAACCTGCTGGGTCTAAACCTGGTTCAGTTCCTTCGTAGAATAAATCGTAAAGGTTTTTAGAGTAGGTTGGATTGTAAGAACCCGCACTACTATTAGAGTCATAACCTGCATTAGGATTACCAGGATAGTTACCAGGAGAACCTACAGGTGCGTAGTGGTCACCTGAAGATACATCACTCCACTCAGTGTTAGTACCACCACTGTAACCTTGAATTTTAGGTACGAAATAGAACAATTTACCGATAGGTAAGTTCATTGCTTGTACAGAAACGATATCGTTTGCTAACAATTTAGAGAACACACGTCTAACGATTGGGAATACAACAGTTTCAAAAGAACCTGAAGAACCGTCAGAAGTTGCTTCGTTAATCAAGAAGCTAGCTTGGTTTTCATAAAGCTGAGCTACGTTTTCTTTTAGGTGGCCTTTAAGACCTTCAAGGAACCCTAATTTGTCCCATTTGTTAATTGTATCTTCTTTGATAACTTTAAGGTGCTTAAGACCGATGTTACCAACAAGACCTGATTCTAATAATGCTCCCATTTTTTTGGTTTTTTATTAATTTTTGTTTAGTTTATTTTTATTTTATTTTCGCCATTAAATCTTTCATTCTTAAGAATTGAGGATTTTCATAAGTTTTAGACTCAATCAAGCTAACCGCTGAACCTGTTACTTGAACGTTTTCAATTTTACGCTCAATAGATTCGTTCATTGGTTGACTTGTCTTAACTGAAAGTTCATCTTTAATGGTCTTGTAAAGATTCTTAGATTCTTTTAGAGACTCAACACCGTCAAATCTTCTCAAGATGTTAATTTTTTCTTGTTTAGATGTTGAATGTTCAGTGAACAAACGAGTTGCATATGCTAAGTTTGAGTTAAATACTGCAACTTCATTTAATTTATTTCTGAACACGTTAAGTGCTTTTCTGTACTCTTCATTTTTTTCTCTAAGAATTTGTACTTCTTTAGCGGTACTTTCGAAAGTTAAGTTTCTATTAGGAGTGATTGCTTTTCTTAAACCACGACCTGATTTAGAACCGTTTCCGTAAGTTCTTGCCGCCTCTTTGGTTTCAACCTTTTTAACGGTTTTCATTTTACCGTCCATGTTTTCACCTTCTTTGTATTCAAATTTTGCCTTACCTGTACCCATGGTTTTGTTAACTTTTTTCTTAATAGTTTTAAAACCACCTTCCATGTTAGGTTTGTTAGAATACACTTTTCTTTTATTTGGACTACCCATTCCGACACCTTTAGGTTTTACTGTCATTTTAGATTCCATCATGTTAGGGTCAAATTCTTCAACATCACCCTCTTCTACGTCATTCATCTCATACATATTACCTTCATATGTGTCATCCATTTCGTCCATTTCGATTTCGTATACAATTTCTTCTACCTCAGACTCTTCCTCATAAAACATACCACCAGGTCTGACTTCTTCAGGTTGTGATGGTAAGTCCATATAATCATCCATATCATCTATGTCGTCCATACCATATTCGTCGTCATCACTCATGAATACTCTTTCAACGATATCTTCAATTGACTCTTCGACTTCCTCAACATCGTACATTTCAGAAAATTCTTCTTCCATGTCTACATAATCAACACCTTCCATTTCTTCCATGTCACCAGTGTAGTCGTCATCATCACCTTCACCAACAATCATGTATTCTTTACCTTCATCTTTAAGATTAATGTTTCCAGCCTCATCCTTTACAACAACAATGTTGTCTTCAGGACCTGCTAAAGAAAATACACGTAAGATTTCATCTTCATCTTCAATGCCAGTTAGGTCGATAGTGTCTTCCTCATCACCCATGTCCATGTCCATTTCGGTGTCCATGCCAAGTTCGTCGTTATCAGTATCCATTTCGTCACCTTCCATGTCATCCATTTCAGGTTCTTCCATTTCAACGTCTGTGTCAATCTCCATATCGTCTTCTTCTTGTTCAGACAGAGATTCTTTTACTAATTCTTTGATTTCTTCCTTCATTGTTGAAGCAAGTATTCCTTTTGCATTTTCAGCAACCGCTTCTTCCAAGTTTTTCATTTGGATGATTGCTTCTTCTACTAAAGATTTTTCTTTTGCCATAGTTTGTTTATATTTTAATATATAAATATTACCATTTAGCAAAAAAGTTTAATTATCACTATTTTGATAAATGGTTTTTTATATACAATAAATATTTCCAAATTGACAAAAAATAAAAAAGGGGACAATAGTCCCCTTTTAATTATTGAAAATAATTGAAATTGTTATTCTATCACCTCATCGATTTTACTTTCAACAATGGCAGTGATTCTCCAATCCTGAGTGTAGTTTTCGTAAACTTTAGTTACTTTAGCCTCAACGTCAGTAGGACTATAACCCCTAACCAATTTTTCTTCTCTTAGTTTTTTAATTTTTCCTGATTGGTCATCAACCATATCAGTTGTGATTTTTGCTACAAAATACTTTTCGTCCATAATATAATTTTTAATATCCCAAATAATCGGTTAATCTTTTCATTAAGTCAATAGATTTGTCTGTAGTTCCACCAGTTTGTCTTTGCATTTTCATTTTATTTTCTTCCTCAATATTTTCTTCAAAGTTAAATCTTTCTTCAGGTTGGTTAAATAAATAAGCTCCAGGTGTTGATGGTGAAGATACCAAGTCAAAACATATTAATTCAAAATCGTCTTGTACTTCATTTTGTTCACCAACTTTTTTAAGTGAACCAACACCACGAGATGATATACCTAATGTTACACCTTGTCTTAAGTAATTAGCTGCCATGTCCCCCTTAGTAGAAACAATACCTCTTTCATGGAACCCTGGTGAAGTTAATAATTTTAGCTTACCCATCAATACAGGTCCGTCCCACCAAATATCGGTTATTATGTGAGATACTCTATCCAAGTCTATAAGAGAAGATTCAGGGTGGTTTAACTCAGAAAGAGCCGTTCCTTTTTGAATCATCTTTTTATAATTGTCCGCCTCTCTTTTTAATATACGTTCAGGGTATATTCTACCATTTCTGTTTGGGGTATTATACTTTTGTAACACCGCGTAGAATTCAAAAGGTTTGGAATGGTCTAACATTGCTTTAGACTCCATAATAAATTGATTGTTTTCTTCTTTTGGATTAATAAATCCAGCATCATATTCAATCAAAATACCTTTACCACTCTCATGAGGTTTTAATATTTTCAAATCCATGTTTAATATTTTTATTTAATAAATATCAAAGATTTGCTATTTGTAATGTTTCGTTATTTGGATTACCTTTTTTTGTTAAATAAAATTTAAAACACTCATTGTTGTAAAAGACTTCATCAAATATGTTATTAACGATTTTTTTAAGTGAATCTTTAATTTCTTTTGATTTAAAATCCATGTCATCTTTAATTAAGTAAAAATTGATTTCTAAGTTCATAAATGATTTTTTACCTAATGAAATTCCACTTGACCTTAAATCTAAATCTACAATAAATTTTTCTTCAAAAAGATTGTTATTAACAGAATCTAATGTTGCGTGTTTTATCGCCCTGCTCATGTTTAGTACTACTCTATTCCAATTTTCGTACTCGTCGGTGGGTTCTACCCAAGTTTGGATGTTTAAATAAATTGATTTTAACTTTACTGAGTTTACAGTACCATAGGTTATTTTTGCAAAGTTATTTGTTTGGATTTTTGAGGTTTTCCCCTTTTTCATTTGTCTTCATATTTTCCCTGTTTATTTTTTTCATAATAATAGGTATATTTAGAGTTATAGTCAAAAAACTAATAAATTGAAAGGAAATATATGATTATTGTAAAAGTAGACAAAAATTCTAATTTGGAAAAGGCCTTAAAAGTTTACAAAAGTAAAATTATTAAGACAAGACAACTTTCTGAAATTAATAACAGAAAAGAGTTTGTTAAAAAATCGGTTAAGAGAAGACAACAGATTTTAAAGGCTAAATACGTCCAAAAAACATTTAAATCAAATAACGATTAAATATTTTCGTTTAGACCTTTTAATTTGAAGTACGATAATTTATCGTATTTTTCAGAAATAACTTTTGATAAAGTTTCATCAATTTTTGATTTAGTACTTTTATCAATTGTTTCGTTTTTTAAGTTTGTTAGTTTTGTAACAACACTTTCTTTAATAGTTTCAAAATCACTGACA